ATTTACTTCTATCTTAGACAATGACTAATACTCCTGTAACTGTGATTGTGCCAGGTATTGTAATAGGTCCTGCTAGTACACCGTTTTCAATTGTTTGTGTACCATCAATAGTACCTGCTTGGTTTGGTATAAATTCATTAGGAGCCGTTCCGCCTCCTATGTATTGGATTCCATTTACTATTGCCGTCATAATTCCTCCTACGAACTAATATCGTCTATAAATGAAGTGATAATATCTAAACTAGAAGCAGTATTGCTTTTAGCTTTTAATAAATCACCATTTTTTAAAACAATTTTTGCACCACCTTGAATTAATTCAATAGCAGAATTTGGTGGAACACTAACTTCTTTTGCAAGAAAATGATCGTTACCGCCGTTATCGATAAAGACATCAACTAAAATAGTAGAAGTAGTAACGTTGCAGCATCTGATTCCAATAACTGCATCAAAGTCACCACCAGTTATTAAAGTAACTTCTGATGTTCCGACATTTCTTTGTAAATCGTTTCTAAAATTTTGTGCCATATTTTTTTCCTATTTATAATGCAACAGCCATTGCAAGTGCAAAACCTGCTGAAGCTGCTCCTACTGGTGTATCTGTTGAGTCCAGATAAACCGATTTACTTGCAGGCATTGTACAAAATACATCTAGTGTGCTTGTACCACCTGAATTAAAGTTAATCTTTGAAGTGTTACCTGCAGAGTTACTTAAAACTGTATCTCTCTGTAAAGTTGTAGAACCTGATAAAGTCCCTAAACCTACCTCAAAGTTTGCTGTGCCTTGTTCAAAGATAGCGTAATAAGTTGTATTAGAAGTTCCAATACCACTATTAAATGTTATGAAACCAGTTACAGCACCCGCAAGTGTAATATCACCTGTACCAGATGTTGTACTAGTCTCTTTTACTCTATCATTTATAACCAATGCCATAAATTTTTTCCTTAACTCATACTAATAATTGCATTAGATGGTGTAGCAGGATCAGGAAACGTAATAGTAAAAGTACCATTCGTTGCTGTCTTGTTACCGCCAAAATCTAAAACCACTACTAGTCTATTTGCTGTACCATCAACTGTATCCGTATTGTAGATCGCTGCAAAAGCTGCAGTGAAAGATGCACTACTATAACTAACATTATCAAAGTCTACTGATGCAACTGCGGTGCTCGCCGCAACTCCAAGATTTGTTAATGTTTTAACAGAATAGTTAGTTCCACCTGTTGTATCTACTTCACCATTACCAGTTCCTAACAAAGCAACTGTTGATGAAGTTGTATATGGATTAGTTGTATACAAAGAAATTTTAAAAGTGTTTCCTCCAGAAGCTTGAAAGTCGTGTTG